ATTTAATATAATATAATATAAAATAATATATTATATTATTAGTTTAAGCAAGTTTCTAAATATAAAATTTTTTATTCATTTGTTATTCTTTTCTCTCTATCAAAATCATTATTTAAAGCAAAATAATCTTTCTGTAACATTCTTGAACTTATATTATTATGAAAAGGTATACAAACATTTGCTTGAGGATTCATATGTAAATATTTAAAATTATTTGGAATGTTATAGTTATTGTTTTGATTATTAAAATTATTAATCTCTCTATATACCCACGCAGGGTGTGTAGATCTGGATTGTCCTGTCATTTCATCGTTGTTAGATTTTGCACTATTTTTATTATAAATTGTGTTGTTATTTAAATAATCTACATAATTATTTTCCTTAATGCTATCTCGATTTAATTTTCTATGTAATGAAAATAACTCGCTCTCTAAATCTGTTTTATTGGAGGATAGATTTGCACCCCATTTTTGTATTTTAATATATGGATCGCTAAAATAAGTGGGGGCAGTTCCATTTCCAGGAACATTTATATTATAATTACCAATATTTGTAGACTCTTCTAAATACTTTTGAATTCTACAAGGATCATCAAAAAATCTTGTAAATGCCATAGTTATATAATTTATATAAATTATATAATTTAATTTTATAAATATGGAATATATTCCATTGTATTATTATCATAAATGGTTACTCTAAATATATCAGAATATCCTTCAACATAAACAGTGTCACCACTATATAGATTATCGCAACCTTGGCATCCAGTACAGCTCTTATTTCTAAAACTAATTGGTAATTTTATCATCCCATTTTTATCGTTCATTGTATAAAAATTCCATTTATCTTTATTTACAAATAAAGGTCTACCCATTAAAGGTAATATTGTGTCAGTTCCGTTTACACGAGTTAATATACCGATTTGTCTATATGTTGTATTTACTGATTGCGTTTGAATATTAACAGCTAATTTTGGACCATTATAATTCGAATTATTATAAATTCTGTCATCCCTAGATGGGGCACTATACGGATTCAATAATACATCATTTTCTCTATTATTATATCCGGTTCCTAAAAAAGGCACTGAATCAGAATGATTAGAAGAAGAACAAGAACAATTTTTTTTACTACAATTAGTGCAACCTACATTATGATCTCTAGTTAAATTTTTTGAATATTTAATATACATAAAATACAATATAACTAACAGTAATAAGGTGAAAAATAATAATGTGTAATTTTCTATACATAATATTCCAGGAGGGCATCTTTTAGTCATGCTATTTATTATTATAAATTATAAATATTATAAAATTTATATAACATGTAAGGTAATTATGTCCTAAGATCCAAAGGTCTAAAGGTAGGTATTTTCATAGTATCTATTGTAGGAGCATTTGCGGGTGTTGCTTCTGCTTTCGGTGCACTGTGCTTATTACTTTTAACTTTAACTCCTAATTCAATTAATCTATTTGTTATATAACTTTCACATGGATTGTTTGTAGAATCTGTGTTCTCAGCAGAATCTTTCATTTCTTGCTCGCTTTTCTTAGACTTTTGTTCTGCTCTATCATATGAATTGGCCTCTATAATATTATGTTTAAATATATGGTTATTAAAAAAATCATATGTCAATAAATACACTAAACCTATAATATAACTAAATTTATTATATTTTATATATGAGATCATAATTATAGAAAAATATATAGCAATTATATAATAATTATTATTCAATAAACTAATATATAAACTATAATATGAATACAAAATAGTAATAATAAATACAATAGTATAATTTATATATTTATATTCATATAGTTTATTATTAATAATATAGATAATACTATCCTCCATTACTATTTATATACTATTTATATTATAGTATATAAATATTATATAACAATAATTTAAGCATTTTTCAATTCGGTAAGGTTTTGTGTGGCGCTATTAAACATGCCTGTTAATTTGCCTAAATCTATATTACCCAATGAAGCCATTGCCCCGTTTAATGCAGGAGTCATTGTTTTTAATTGCTTAATTAATTCATTTTGCTGTTTAATAAGATCTTTTGTTTCGCTTGAAATACTTTGAACGTTATCTTTACCTATAATTTTTTCCATATTGTCATAAGCCTGTTCGATCTCTGATGCTTTTCCTAATTGTTTTTGCATATTTTTTACATTGGGTATATTATCATATAATGCCGGATTCAATTTATCATTGAATGGTTCTTGTTTTGGGTCTGTTTCCTCGCTTGGATCTTTTGGTATCGTAGGCATTTTTGGATCTTTTGGCATCTTTGGTTTTTTTGACACATTTGATTTTGATGCAGCCGATGTTGAGGTTGTTGTTGAGGCAGTTGTTGAGGCAGTTGTTGGATCTTCTTCTACTTCATCTACTTCATCTACTTCTTCTTCTGGATCCATATCTTCTCTTCCTTCTTTATTCCCTAAACCTTCTTGCATGCTTATTGTGCTATTCAACATAGATGCAAGACCTGTTACAATGAACGCTGTCCCTAAAACGATTGTCATATGTTTTGTATAATTATACATTAGTGCACCAACAAAGAAGAACAATATAATGGCGCCTAATTGTGCCGTAGTTATATATATATATAATGAAAACAACGATATAGCAGATACTAAATACAGCGTTATTTTATTATTTAGAATTTTCTGCTTTATCATTTCATTACTCATGAATTTATTTCTAAATATTTTTTTAGCCGAACTTTTATTAAATATTGATTTTGAATTTCTTTTTTTCATATTTGTATATAATATTATAAAAGAATATAATTATTTTATTTGTCTTAAATATTTATCTTAAATATTTGTCTTAAAAATTTGCTAATATTTAATATTTGCTAATGTTGTCTTTAAATATTTTTAAATTATGTTTACTCTAAATAATTTGCTGTAAACTAGCAATCTCTCGATCTAATGTTGAAATAGTATTTAATATATCTTTCATATGTGAATTGCTGTCTTGCTTACCTAAAGTATTCAAATAGTCTAATACAACTAGCAAAGCTCTATTTTGATTTTCTTTATTTCGTAATTTGTTTTGCAAATATGCATTTTGCTCCATTAATAAATTAATTACATCATCTCGAAATGAATCGCTACATTTACTAGAGAAATCTTTCAATATTATATATTGATTTATAATCTCTTGATCATTATTATCCTTTCCTCGTAATATAGTTTGAAGTTTCTTATCATTCTTGGCAATAGCTATTCCATAACTGTCTCTAATATCCTCCATATAAATTATATATAGATATATTTTTATTAATAAAAACAAAAATATATATATTAAAAAAATATAAAAATATTAATATATATTATTTAGAATGAACAAAAATACTATAGAGCCTTTATTACAAGAAGATGACAGCCGGTATGTTATGTTCCCTATTAGGGATCAAGAAGTGTGGAAAATGTATAAAAAAGCAGAAGATTTATTTTGGAGAGCGGAAGAAGTTGATTTATCTAAAGATAATAAAGATTGGGAATCATTAAACGATGATGAGAGGCATTTTCTTTCTATGATATTGGCTTTTTTTGCTGCTAGTGATGGAATTGTATTAGAGAATTTAGGCGTTCGTTTTATGTGTGAAGTTCAACTGAGCGAAGCAAGAGCTTTCTACGGGCTACAAATAGCTATGGAAAATATACATTCTATTATGTATTCAACTTTAATTGATACATATATTAAAGATAGAGAGAAGAAAGCCAAATTATTTAATGCATTAAACGAATATGAATGTATTCATAAGAAAGGCCAGTGGGCCATTAAATGGATTAATGATAAGAAATCAAATTTTGCTACACGGCTCGTCGCCTTTGCTTGTATTGAAGGGATATTTTTCTCTGGAGCATTTTGTGCTATTTATTGGATGAAAAAACGTGGTTTAATGCCCGGGCTTACATTTTCAAATGAGTTAATTTCTCGCGATGAAGCATTACATACAGAGTTTGCTGTGCTATTACATAATAAATTAGAGAAACCACTTAAAAAGCAAAAAATTCAAGAAATAATTAGTGAAGCTGTATCAATAGAAATTGAATTTATTAATGATGCTCTTCCTTGCCGATTAATAGGTATGAATCAAGTATTAATGAAACAATATATCGAATTTGTAGCTGATCGCTTAAGTTTACAATTAGGAGGTGATAAAATATATGAATCTAAAAATCCTTTTGATTGGATGGAAAATATAAGCATTGAAACAAAAACTAATTTCTTTGAGGATCGAGTAAGTGAATATTCACTTGCGTCAAAAAATAGTGAAGTAAATACTTTTGAATTTGGAGAGGAGTTTTAACTTGATCCTTTTCTTTATATTGTTTTTTATTATATTTAATTGTCTAATAAATATAATAGTTAAATATAATAGTTAAATATAATAAAAAATGAGGGTAATTTAGTTTTTTAAGGTCAGTTTTTAGGGTGCTTATTTTTTCTTCTCTTTGTTTTTCTTCGGCCACCATTTAAATCTACGCTTCTATGATGTGGAGATGCAGACGGATATCGAACACGAGGTGCAGACACAGATCGACTATGAGATTTACCAGAAGCTGCAGCTTGACTGCGTCTAAAATAATATATTTCGGTTTCTAGAGCTTGTATCTTGGCTTCTAGAGCTTTTATCTTGGCTCCTTGATCTTTTATCATGGTTTTTTGCTTTTCTTTCAGCGCTTCTTCAGCTTCTATCTCTGTTGATGTTAGCGTGTTATATCTAGGGGTGTTATGTCTAGGGGTGTTTGATTCTTTCTTTGAACTTTCTAAGGGCAAACCTGATACTGTAACCTCACCCAACGCAATATACTTAGCAAGATCCTCTTTAGATACTTTTTTTACCTCACTGCTTGTTAATTCGCGTCCCATATATCTATATACTGGTGGAGGTGGTATATGCGATGATTCAACTAATTCTTCTTTTATCCATACACTCATTTATATATATGGATAAATCAAATAAGTTAAAGAAATTAAAGAAGTTTTACCATTTAGTTTTCCGCACATTAATTTTGGGACCTTTTTTCTTATCTCTTATATTTGGATCATACATCTCTTCATCATCGTCTGAATCCATATTTTTACTAATTTCCCAGAATTCTTTTGAACCGAGTTTAAATGTTTTATGGTGATCCGCCTTATACCAATAAATTTGATCGTGTAATTTATTTGATTTGGCATTATTATTTATTACTAAACACTCATAATTCTCCGTGCACTGATCCATTACTTGGCAAAAACTCTCAAATGTTGGAAACATACCTGCGTAATTTTCATAAATACGCCGCCTATTTGCTATATATGGCTCTCGCAATATAAAAACATAGTCAATATTCGTGCGCAAATTAGGCGGTATACCCAAAGGATATTGCATTGTTATTACTAACATGATCTTCCAATGACGCCCATTCATAAATAACAATCTCATCATTTTATCTTTAGTCCAAGTTGCATCAAACAAACAGTCATCCAAAATCACAAATGCCCTA